ATGATGAATGACTTCGGCTTTCCATGAAGTCTGTACTCGATTACGAAGAGATCTACCGGTTTCATGAGTCCTCCTGTTGCTCATGAAGTAGAGATTTTTGTGTGCCCGAAAAATTCAAAGAATTGTCCGACAATCCTTAACGAACTGTATTTCATCAATTTCTGGCCTCAGCATCCGCTGGGGTTTTCGTTTCCGGCTCCCCACACCCATTGCTCCGAGCTGGGAGTGCCGTTGGAGCTGATTCAAATCTGCAGGTGATGCCTGCTAAATGACCACCACTCCCTCACGGGGAGGAACTGAGATGCCAAACATGCCAGACAAACCAGACACATGGGCGATAGCGCTTGCGTGGTTGAGCCAGCATTCGCCAATCCTCTATGCGGCTGCGCTGTCCTGCGCCATGGCCGGGCTGCGGATCACTTACGGTGGCGGTACTCGTCGCCAGATGCTTGTGGAAGGCGCCATATGCGGCGGCCTGACCCTGACCATCATCAGTGGTCTGGACTTCTTCGGGCTGCCCCAGAGCATGGCCACCTTCGCCGGCGGCTGGGTTGGCTTCCTGGGCGTGGAGAAGATCCGCAACATCGCGGATCGGGTAACTGACTTCAAGTTGCCGAGCCGCAAGGCAGAGTAAGTCGCGACACGTTTCGCGTATGAGCAAATTGTGTCGCGACACCGAGGTGAGAATGACCGCAGAAATTCACGACATCGCCGGCCAGCGCCCGCACCTTTCGGTAACGGCTCATGACGGTGTCCATGTGCTGTCCTGTGAACTGCTGCGTTCAGTGATCGCCGGTGACAAGCCATCAACCATCCTGACCGAGCCGGTTCTGCGCCGGATTATTGAGGAATGGTTCCAGCAGGTGACGGCATGACCGCAAAGCTCGTTGAGTTCAAGCGTGAGGGCTGGCGCGATGCTGCCAAGACGCTGCGCAAGATCGCTGATGATCTCGATGCTGGCGTGCATCCCGAATGCATTGTTGGAGCGCTGACCCTCATGGGGCCGAAAGGCGAAGTGACGGTGTTCGGGCTTGGTCCCAAGTGCGACGATCTGCAGTGCTTGGGTGCCATGTGCTTGGGTGAGCAGAAGCTGATTGATGTCCTACTCGATGGCGGGGAAGGGTAGGCATGTTGTAGGTGAAGCCGCAGCTAGCCATTCATTTTGACTGCCAATAGAGCGCGATCCTCTGAAAGCGGTTGGAGTACACCCGGACTTAAACCTGAATACAGGTACAGGAAGTACCGGCCTTGCTGGTCGCGCAGAATTCGATAGACCTCAGCCGGGCGCTGCCTGCTAGGTGCTTGACTGCGATTCGTGAGTAGATCGTAAGCATTGATCTCCATGCGCTCTAAGACTGCGTTGAAATCTGTTTCAACGTTTGTCTTCCATTGCCGCGCCTGGCGGATCTTGACGAATCCACAAAACGAAATGAATAACACCAAGACGACCAGCGCGACGACCTTCAATCCCTGCTCCACGCGCTCGCTCCTATCCATGTGATATGGGAATAAGCAATAGCGCATCCAGCCACGAATTCAACCCCTCGAGTAAGAGTATGACAACCAAGCAACCCGACTGGGAGGCGATCGAACGAGCCTACCGGGCTGGTTCGCTTTTCATCAAATCCTCAACCGGGTGTAACGGCATTTATGGCAACGATCATGAAGTAAACTCTGAATTTGCCCGTAGGGATTGCGATCATGAGTTGGCAAATTAGACAGGCTGTTCTAAGCGACTTCAAATGGTTGGTGCGTGTGGATCCTTTAGCGGAAAACGACCATGGTCGTCGGACGCAAATCGCTAGGGCAATAAGCAATAGCGAATGTTGGGTCGCTTGTGATTCGGACGATCCCGCTGTCCCAGTCGGTTACGGATGCTTGGATAAAAGTTTTTTCGGTGAGTGGTTTGTTCCGCTCGTAGTCGTCTCGAATGCACACAGACGATGCGGAATAGGTAGGAAGATCGTTGCTCACTTAGAGAAATGTTCCTCTGCCAAAAAGATCTTCACTTCAACCAACATGTCCAACGTACCCATGCGGGAATTGCTCGCGCAGCTTGGATACCAATCTAGCGGCATAGTTGAGAATCTTGATCCTGGTGATCCGGAGCTAATTTTTATGAAGGTTCTTGAAGAGTAGAATTTCTCTGAATTCATTTTCACTGATAGCGGCTTACCATTGATGTTCAAATCTCGGGGGGGGACACATGGACAGGCCGTACCCTCCGACGTCATTGCTTGAATTGACCGAGCTGTCCGACTTCGGCATCCGCTTGACTCCAGCCCCTGAGGTCTGGGAATGGCTTGAGCAAGAGATCCTTGCCGACACCGGCAGCATCCACAACGAAGACCATGCCCATCTGATCGATGCGGATGTGAGAGTCATGTGGGCTTCTGCTGCCTTCACGAAAAAAGGTCGGACGGTGGTAGGCCAGGCCGAACAGGTAGCGTTTCGCGCTAGCGGCTGGCAGAAGGCTCGGATGGAACAGCAGATGCTGGATTGGTTCGGCGACGTGCCGGGCTACATCATCACCTTGGCCGCCGATTACTGCGCCCAATGCTCCGACGCTGATTTCTGCGCACTGGTCGAACATGAGCTGTACCACATCGCCCAAGCGACCGATCAGTACGGCGCACCCAAGTTCACCCAAGAAGGATTGCCCAAGCTTGAGATGCGCGGACACGACGTTGAAGAGTTCGTCGGCGTGGTGCGCCGCTATGGGGCAAGCCCTCAAGTGCAAGAGTTGGTGGACGCTGCAAACAATCCTGCCGAGGTGGGGAAATTGAACATATCGAGGGCCTGCGGAACCTGTCTGCTCAAGTCGGCCTGATTCTGGACAGGCTCTGGACGGATGAAAATCTATGGCAGCCCTTCAAAACGACGTGAAGGCCTTTATCGTTCAGGCCTTGGCGTGCTTCGACACGCCTTCACAGGTCGTTGAAGCCGTCCAAAAGGAATATGGGATATCGGTGACCCGCCAACAGGTGGAGACACACGACCCGACAAAGACATCAGGGAAAGGTTTGGCCAAGCGCTGGGTGACGATGTTTGAAGATGCGCGCAAGCGCTTCCGCGAAGAAACCGCCGAGATCCCAATCGCCAACCGAGCGTTTCGGCTCCGCGCCATGAACCGGTTCGTGGAGCGAGCCGAGACGATGAAGAACATCGGCTTGGCCATGCAAATCCTCGAGCAGGCCGCGAAGGAGGTCGGCGACGTCTACGTCAATCGCCACCGGAAGGATGAGCCAGACGATGAGCCGGCAATCCCGACGCGCATCCAGGTAGACGTAGTGGATGCGAGGAAGCCGAATGCCGAGCCTTAACGTTCCGCAATCGCAGTTCCTCCTGTTGCCCCACAAGTTTCGCGCCTTCGTTGCTGGGTTCGGCTCCGGGAAGACCTGGGTCGGATGCTCAGCGCTCAGCAAGCATTTCATGGAGTGGCCCGGCGTCAACGCTGGTTACTTCGCACCGACTTACCCGCAGATCCGAGACATCTTCTATCCCACGATGGAGGAGGTGGCCTACGACTGGGGGCTGAAGACCAAGATCAACCAGGCGAACCATGAGGTTCACATTTACAGCGGCCGGCAGTATCGCGGGACTGTGATCTGCCGGTCGATGGAGAAGCCGCAAACCATCGTCGGCTTCAAGATCGGTCACGCTCTGGTGGATGAGCTGGACGTGTTGACGTCGATCAAGGCGCAGCAGGCCTGGCGCAAGATCATTGCTCGGATGCGCTACAACCTGCCCGGGCTGAAAAACGGCGTGGACGTGACCACGACGCCGGAAGGTTTCAAGTTCGTCTTCCTGCAGTTCGTGAAGCAGCTGCGCGACAAGCCAGCGCTGAAAGAAATGTATGGGCTGATTCAAGCCAGCACCTTCGACAACGAGCTGAATCTGCCCGATGACTATATCGCCTCGCTGATGGAGTCGTACCCCGAGCAGTTGATCCGCGCGTACCTAAATGGCCAGTTCGTCAACCTGACGTCGGGATCGATCTACCACGCCTACGACCGCAAGCTGAACCAGTGCTTCGATACTGTACAGCCTGGTGAGCCGCTGTTTATCGGCATGGACTTCAACGTCGGCAAGATGGCGGCGATCACTCACGTCAAACGAGATCAGGGTCTACCGCGCGCCGTGGATGAGCTGATGGATGGCTACGACACACCGGACATGATCCGTCGGATCAAAGAGCGGTACTGGGAACACACCGGCAACGACTACAAGAAGACCTGCGAGATCCGGATCTACCCGGACGCCTCCGGCGATTCGCGCAAGTCGGTCAATGCCAGCCTCACCGATATCGCCATGCTCAAGCAGGCTGGCTTCACAGTCATCGCGCCGGCGGCCAACCCGCCGGTGAAGGATCGGATCAACGCCATGAACGCCATGTTCTGCAATGCGCAGGGCGAGCGGCGTTACCTGGTTAATCCGTTTACATGTCCGACCTATGCCGATGGCCTGGAACAGCAGATCTGGGCGCCCAACGGCGAGCCGGACAAGAGCCAAGGAAACGACCACGCCAACGACGGCGGCGGTTACTTCATTCACCGCGAGTACCCGATCATCAAACCGGTCACCGCTATCAAAATGGGATACGCCCGATGAGCAACGACGTCTCCTTCAAGCGGGCGGACTACATCGAAGTGCTGGATCGCTGGGCAACCGTGCGCGATGTTTGCGCGGGACAGCACAGGGTTGTCGACCGACTGCCGTACATAAACGCTCACGACAAATCTCAAGAGAACGTAGACCGGAACAAGGCCTATCGCGAACGTGCGGTGTTCAAGAACGCTACCGGTCACACGCGCAATGGGCTACTCGGCTTGGCCTTTCATAAAGACCCGACGCTGTCGGTCGCCAAGAAGCTGGAGTACCTGCAGGACAATGCCAACGGATCCGGTGTGAGCATTTACCAGCACTCGCAAGGCACGCTGGAAAAGGTGCTTGAGGCTGGACGGCATGGTCTGTACGTCGATTACCACCAGGACGCCGGAACCGGTGGCCACTCTGTGATCCTGTCGTACTGCGCCGAAGACATCATCAACTGGCGCACGGGCATGGTGAACGGTCACAGCGTGTTGACCCTTGTGGTGCTGCGCGAGTCGCCGGAGATCGAAGACGGCTTCGGTTTCAAGGTGGTAGAGCAATACCGGGAATTGGCGCTCGAGGATGATGGCTTTGTCTGCCGCGTTTGGCGCCGATCCGGGCCGAAAGGTGGCGGGCCGCTGGCCGTTGTTCAGGAATTCAAACCCACCGGCGCCGCCGGACGCCTGAAGGAGATCCCGTTCACCTTCGTGGGCGCACAGAACAATGACCCGAGCATTGACGAGTCACCGCTTTACGACATTGCAATGATCAATCTGGGCCACTACCGGAACAGCGCTGACTATGAAGACAGCGTCTTCTGGTGCGGCCAAGCCCAGCCTTGGATTTCCGGTCTGGATGAACAGTGGCGCGACTGGATGGAGAAGAACGGCGTCTACGTCGGCTCCCGCGCGCCGATGATGCTGCCAACAGGTGGCGCCTTCGGTTATGCCCAGCCGCTGCCGAACACGTTGGTGAAGGAGGCCATGGCTGACAAGAACCAGATGATGATCGAACTCGGCGCCCGGATGGTTGTGGCTTCTCTCTCGTCCAAGACGGCGACCGAAGCACGTGGTGATCAATCTGCGTCGACTTCGGTGCTCGCCGGCTGCGTGGCCAACGTCAGTGAGGCCTACACCCGGGCGATCATGTGGTGCTGCACCTACATGGGCGTCGACGACGCGAAGGTTGCGTACCAGATCAATCAGGAGTTCGTGGAGCTGACGGCTGATCCACAGATGATCACCGCACTGGTCGGCCTATGGCAGAACGGCGGTTTCGCCAAAGCAGATCTTCGAGCCTATCTGCGTAAGTTGGGCCTGATCGCGCCCGAGCGCACAGACCAGCAAATCGACGGTGAGCTGGCAGAGCAGGGCGACGGCTTGGGTC